GTCATTTGCTTGGACGCTTATTTGATACGGCGGGGACATTAATGCTTGTTTGTACGAATCCGTCACAATAAACCCCGTCCAATAAAGTTGATAATTGTTTGACGCGTCTTTGTAAAAAATTTTGACTTGAAATTCTTCTTCATCAAACGCATAAAAATTCTCATATTGAACCTCGTTGGTGACAAATAAATTCAACGTACAAGTCGAACCAATGATTGGCGAATAAAAGTCGTCGTCGCCCTCCCACTTAATTGAAACCGGGTCAGCCGTTCCAACTAATGGCAACACCGCGCCTGAATAACCGTCTTTTAAAATTTCGATTTTTTTCGCGTTTCCCAAAACGTCGGAAAATTCAAGTCTATATTTTACCCCGTATGCCATTTGTTTTTATTTAATACGTCCACGATTTGTTTCAGCGCGTTGCAATGCAACAACAAGGTCTTGACCGCGCAATTGGAATGAACCGCCAACGTCAACTTGTTGTGCGCCCCTTGGTTGAATCATTGATGTCAAACGGTCAAGCGGTGCAACAACTTCAGGATTTTGACGCGCACCGGTATATTCACCAAACATTCCAAGTGTTGGCGTTGATACAATACCACCGTCGGCAAACTTTGGAATCTTTTTGAACGCCCCACCAATCGCGGCGGTTGCCCCGGCAATAAGTGCCGGAAGTACAAACGCGCCAACGGGACCGGCGGCGGCGGCGGTTTTTGCCGCTGAAGAAACACCGAATGACATTGATTCGGCTAAATTCACCGCGATAAATTGCATTGCGTTTGTAATAAAGGACGAAAGAAATGCACCAAACGCATTGTCAGCAAGTCCAAGGGATTGAACAATTGATTGTCCCATTGCGCCAAATGCGTCTTGCACGCCTTGTCCCATTAAGTCTGAAACGGATTGCATTTGATTCATCTTTGCAACCGTTGCGTCAATTCCCGCATGTAATTCGTCAAAGTCAACAGAATCGTCAATGAATTCAATTGTTTCAGGGTCAACAATTCCGCTATCAACCGCGCCAAAAACGTCCGTAAATGTTGGGTCGGCGTCACCCCCACCGGTTGTTGCAGTCGTTCCGCCCGTTGTGCTTGCGGCAACACCGCCTGAAACGATATTTGCAATTCCGTTTTGAAGTCGTTTCAATTGATTGTCAATACCCATTTGCAATCCTTCTTCAGTCACGTTCGCAATCTTTTGCGGACGCATAGATTTTTCAAATGCGTCAACAAAATTTTCGGACGCTGACGTTCCGAAGTCAACAAAAATGTCAGTTATATTCCCGGCGGTTTCGGTAACACCTTCAAGCAAAGTTTCACCAATTCCGGCAATCCCTTCTTTTATCAAACTTCTATCAAGTGTAAATGCGCCAACTATTATTTGACCAACATTTGAAAATAAATCAACAACAAACTTTCCAACAATTTTGAATTGATTAATTAAACCGTTGACAAGTGCAACACCCGCACCATAAATTGTTTTGAATAAGGCAACAAACCCCTCAATGATTAAACGAAACGCCAATGATTCATTGTACAAATCAATGAAACCATTTGCAACGTCAACAAGTCCCTTTTTAACCGCACCCCAATTTTGAACAACAATTGTTGCGATTGCACCAAGTGCGGCAACAACAAGTCCGGCGGGCGTTAGTATCGCGCCAAGTGCCGTTGCCAATGCACCCGCAACGCTTAAAATTGCCGGAAGTGCCGCGGCAATTGCAGTCAGTCCCAAAACCAAACTTTGGGTTTGTGGATTCAAGTTCATAAAAGATTGAATCAATCCTTGAATGAAACTTGTGAATTTTTGAATGTGTGGCAATACCGCCGACAATAAAGTTCCGCCAACTTCGGTCAATGAATTACGAACGCCGTTCAATGCTTTTTGCAATTGGAATGACGCGGATTGTGATGTTGCTTCAAATGCGGTTGCCGTTGCGCCCTGAACGTTGTTCATTTCCGCAAAGATTTCACGCGTTGAATCAACCCCCGCACCCAACAAATCCATAACTCCGGACAATGCACGAACGTTTCCAAACACTTTTGCGGCGGCTTGGTCGTTGCCTTCAAAGTTTGTTTTTAAAATTTCAAGGGTTGCAAGAAGACCGTCTTCTTTCAAAGATTTGCGAAGTCCCGCCGACGACAATCCCATTCCCGCAAGTGCGTCTTCAGCGTCTTTCGTTGGTTTCAATAAGCCATTAAGGATTCCACGCAATTGTGTTGATGCAACCGCGGCGTTCGTACCCGTTCGGGACATTGCCGCAAATGCCGCACCCACTTCATTGAATGAAACACCCATGTTTGATGCAATTGGCAAAACCGAACCCATTGCGCCCGCAAGTTCAGAGGATTCAAGTTTACCTTCACGAACCGCGGCAACCAAAACGTCGGTTGCGCCGGACGCGCTTAACGTGTCCGAACCATAGGCATTCATTGCGGACGTTGCAAGGTCGGCAACAGTTGCGGTGTCACCAAGTCCAACCGCGGCGGCTTGCAAAGATGCGTTCAAAACGTTCATTGCTTGTTCACCTTCCAAACCGGCGGACGTAATAAAAAACAATGCGTCGGCGGCTTCACTCGCTGAACGCCCGGTGTCGGTTGCCATTTGTTTGGCGGTGTCCCCCATTTTGGCAACTTCTTCACCCGCAATTCCAACAAGGGATTCAATCTTTGTCATTGACTTATCAAAGTCAACCGCAAGTTTGACCGATGCACCCCCAACCAATGTCAACGGCATTGTCAAATTCCTTGAAATCTTTGAACCGATTGCTTGCGCCTTTGAACCAAAATTTTTCAAACGTGCGCTTGTTTTATTAAGTGCCGAATTCAGTTGCGACGCGTCGCCCGTCAATACTACTTTCAAGGTGTTTGCCATGGATAAGTTTTCAACAAAAATACAAAATAAAAAAAGGACATTATTGCCCTTTTTGTTTCTTCAGTTTTTCAACCCGTTTCAAAAATTCCATTGCTTGTTTCGGGTCTGACTTAGGTTTGCCACGTTCCAAATAAACGTCTTGTGGCAACGGAAAAAGTTTGTCCGGTGTAATCATTTGCGCCCGTTTGTTGCAATTGGTATTGAACAACATTGTTGAAATGTAACGCGTTCGTTCCCATTCCAAATTTTGTTTGATGTTGTGCGCTTCACCAAGCAATTGATTTTCTGACCAAGTGTATTGCCAAAACTCATTTGGCGAAATCCCGACTTGACCAATATAGTAGTCAAGCAAATGGTTCCAAGTCAGCCGGGTTCTTACTTTCCCGCCTTAGTCGATTTTGTGACGTTGCGTTTTATACCGGCGTTCAAATCATTTCCAAGGATTTTTGATTCGGTCATTGCTTCAACAATTTTTTCAAGTTCGGTTGCGTCAAGGTCTTCAAGCCATGCGCCAACGGTAAAAATTGTGAAATCAATTTCGTTTCCTTGTTCTTGTTCATTTGCCAACAATGCGGAATAAACAAGGGCGCGAATCGCTGAAATTGATACGCCCCCTTGGAAAACATTTCCGATTTGTTCAATAGGCAAATCCATTTCGTCGGTGAAATTTGCCCAAAAATTCATGCTAAAATGTAACGTGCGATTTTTCCCACCAAGTTTGACGGTGTAAAATCCCCTTTTTCTGTTTGCCATTATGTACCCCTTTTTACGTTATTTTATTAATTCGTTGACTTGGTGATTGCACCGGTCAAAGTAAGTGAACCCGAATAAGAAACGGGACTTTCCATTTCCGCGCTAATTTCAACACTTGATAAAAACGCGTCGGCGGAATAAACCGCGTCGCCCGTTTCTTCAGTTCCAAATGAAACGTCAAGTTTTGTGCGCGCCAATAAGAAATCCGCAAGGTCAATCGCGTTCTTTGGTGTTGGTGAACCGCTTTCGTCATAAACAACTAAACCGTCAAATGAAATTTCCCCGGAAATCACACCGGCAATCACTTCTTGATAACCGCCTGAATCTTTTGTTGTAGCTTCCGGCAAATCGTTTGAAAGTGAAATTGAACATGAAGTTGTATGACCAACTTTTGCAAGTGTACCGCCGTTTGTGTCAAGTTTCACAATTAGGTCGGTTCCGTTGAAAACTCCTGATGTTGCCATGGTTTAATGATATTAAATTTTATACAAATATACGTTTTTTTAATTTGTCAAATTTCATTCCAATTGATGTCAATTTGATTCCAAATGTCTTGTGCGGCGTTCCAAACTTCACCGTCGGTTTCGTCAATGATTGAAAACAATCCGGTGATTGAAATTTCAATGTCAAAGGTTGTTGCAACTTCACTGTCCGCAACTTGTTCAACGCTTGTCAAAAATCCTTCGCCTTGGAAAACCAAACCGTCCGCCCCGCTTGCTTGTGTGAAAAAGAATTCAGCACGTTGGCGCGTCAACACCATGTCCGCAAGTTCTTCAAAGTTTACCGCGTCGTCATAGTTCACCAAACCCGACGCCGAAACACTACCGGAACGAACGCCCGCAAGGACTTCTTGA